TGGGATAATGACATCCCATCTCAAAAGTATTTTGAGGAGTTGATAAGAGTCTCCAAAAATCAAATCATATGGGGTGGGAATTATTTTTTGGACTATCTCTCAAATACTCGATGTATGTTGGTTTGGGATAAACACAACGGATCAAATCCAATGAGTGATTGTGAGTTGGCGTGGACATCATTCTCATCGTCAGTCCGTAAATTTACATATTCACATATTGAGGATCATAACGCTGGGATCAAACGTATTCATCCAACCCAAAAGCCAATCCAATTATATCAATGGATATTTGACAAGTACGCTCAAAAGGGTTGGACAATACTTGACACCCATTTGGGTAGTGGGTCAAGTGCCATAGCCGCTCATGATAGTGGATTGGACTTTGTTGGGATTGAGTTGGATGGCGATTACTTCCAAGCGGCCAAAGAAAGATTGGAGTCCCATCAACGTCAACTCTCAATCTCATGGTGATGATGTGAACCTCTCCAACCTCAAAGCCATAGCCAAAGGGACCTCACAACTGTTGGAGGAGTCCAAGTCCAATCCAATGACGTACTGGAGACCGACAGCCATCCAAGAAAAGGTCCTCCAAGACAAATCGAGGCTGGTTTTACTTCGAGGCGGTAATCAAATCGGTAAGACCATGGTAGGCGCTTTTGAGACAATATGTCATTGTTTGGGAACTCATCCCAATAAACCGGTCCCACCTCCACCAATCGAGGCGTGGGTGATTTGTCACTCATGGGAACAATCTCGGACCATCATGGGCAAGTTTCACGAGTTGGTCCCAAAACACGAACTCCATCCGGATGTTGAGTTTATCCATGGTAAAGGATACCGAGGAACTGGAGCGCCGGTGGTCCGTTGGAAAAATGGATCATTGGTCCGATTTAAAACGACCAACCAAGGGACTTTAGGATTGGCCAGTGGAAGTGTAAATTTCATATGGGTTGACGAGCCTCCACCACCCATGATTTTTGGAGAGTTAAAATCAAGAATCACGAGAACCAAGGGCCGGATGTTATTCACCATGACACCCATTGGAGCGCCGGTGGACTATCTCAAAGAGATGGTCAAGGATGGTGTGATCTCGGAACATGTTGGAGTGATGAATGTGGCCAATACAACTCCAAAAGGATGTAAGGCCATGATGAGTGAGGAGGAGATTGAGGCGTTGAGGATGTCATATCTGGCAATAGATAGAGACGCCAGAATGAGTGGAGACTGGGATGGTGGAGTCCCAGAGGGCCGGATTTTCGACAAGTTTACTGATGATATGATCTCCGATCTCACACCCAATCCAAATCGAGAATACATTTGGACCATTGGGATTGATCATGGTCATGACATCGCGTCTCAAGTTGCTCTCCTTTGTGCTGTGGATGTAACCGACCGATCAAAACCGGCGGTCTATGTGGTGGATGAATATGTGGCCAGTGGAGCCAAAGCAAGTGTCCACGCCAAATCCATTTTGGCCATGATCAAACGTAATGGATTGGAAGTGGCCAATATACAACGTTGGACTGGTGACCGTTCTCATGGTGGCTCCAAACAAAATGGAGGCCGGATGTCCAACACAATGTTGATGAGTGGTTTTGTCCATGTTTTGGGCTATCCCAAAGGTCAACTCCCATTCTCAATCCGTACAGCCTATAAGCCCAGATTTAGTGTATATTATGGATGTCAATCCATCCATGAGTTGATGTGTGATAACCGGTTCCAAATCTTTCCACGTTGTGAGAGGACGATCAAGTCTCTCAAATATTGGGCGTTGAAAAAGTCGGGTGTTATGGATACAATGAGTGAATGGAAACATACAATCGACGCGCTTCGATATGCTATCATGGGGACCATTGATGTCCAATACCGCTCTCCAAAAACCTCCAAACTGAGACTACGATGATCAACCAATCCAACATCCCTCCACTCCCACTCCAAAAAGATCCATCCACCCAAAGAAGAATAGAACACACATCCTTAAGAAAAAGGATGTTGACTGGGATGTGGCTCCAAGATTTGGTTGACTCCATTGGAGATCACATTCCACAATCACGTCAAGCCGCGTGGGGTGTTCCAGATATGTCATCCAACATCTACAAGGCCGCCACACAATCATTGTGTGGATTGTATATGGAACCACCATCAATCGGAGTCCAAGAGACCAATGTTGGTGAGAGTGATGGTTTGGTTGGACGAGCTGGTTTGATCAACAAGGCTGGTTTGTGGCCTCTCATGCAACGTGTCCAGTTTTACACGCTAGGATTGAGAGAGACATTTTTGAGAGTGGACATCACTGATGATGGGATGGGTCTATTGTATCGGATTGTTACTCCAGAGATGGTGGACGCCATGGCCAGCGCTGGAGATCCATCCAGACCACACACAATCAAAGAGACTCGTTTGAGATACTGCGAGGATATGAAAAAATATGAGTGGACTGTTGACCACCTATCCATTGAGGATCCAGAAAATCCAATATATGAAGTGTACACACTCAATCAAAGTGGTGAGAGAGATGAAGATGTAAGTGAGAAGTATTTGGGATCCAATATGAGTGGACCAAACTATCCATATCGTGACTCAAATGATGTCCCTTTTCTTCCATATTCTTTGTATCATTCGGAGATCCATGGTGGTCTCTTTGATCCATACAATGGGAGAGAAGTTGTGGAGGGTGCTCTAAACGCCGCGGTCCTTTATACTTATTTCCTCCATTTGGCTCGTGACTGTTCACATCCACAACGTTATCTCATGGGAGCCACATTGGCCGGCTTGGATATGATGGACAACAATCTCGAATCAAGACGCGCCGCCATCGCAAGTGATCCGGCCTCGATTTTGATCTTTTCTCCGGATCCGGATTTGGTAGCCGGTCAAAATCCACAGATTGGACAATTCCAAGCCGGTGGAGATGTGGGTGAGATGTTGGAGTCCATCACAGTGTATGAGAGACGTTTGGCCACCTATGCTGGTATCAATCCGGCCGATGTCCAAAAGATGAGTGGAGATCCTCGGTCCGGTTATGCCATCGCAATATCACGATCATCATTGAGAGAGGCACAAAGAAAATTTGCTCCCTCGTTTAGGATGGCCGATGTCCAAACAATCGAGATCAGCGCGAAAATTGCCAATCGTTATTTGGGAACTTCATATCCAGAGGATGGGTATAGAATCGAATACCACGCCATCCCACTCTCACCAACCGAGTCCAAAGAACAGAGAGAGAACATGTTGGCACTATTGACAGCCGGATTGATCTCCAAAGTGGACGCCATCAAAATCCTCCATCCAGACCTTGACGATGTGGACGCGCGCAAAATGCTTTTGAAAATCCAACAAGAAAATCTAACTTTTTAACAACTCACAAAGGGAATACAAATGAGTAAAACCAAAACCATCGAGGGTGTTGAGTACATCCAAAAAGATCATGTGGACGAGATAGTCCGACAACGAATAGCCAAATACTCCGAGCGGCTAGCCCAATCGGAGTCGAAGTTGGGAGAGTATGAGGCCCAATTGGATGAGGCCAAATCCAAAATGGGATTGGTTGACAACCTATCCACACAGGTTGAGAGCCTCCAAAGTGAACTCAAAACCTCCAACTCCAGATATGAACGACACACAACCATCTCTCAATTTGGAATCAATGATGGTGATGTGAGAGATATGGTGGAGTGGCAATATGACAGGGCCATGGGTAGTCTCCCAAAAAAGGACCGAGTTGATTTGGGTCAATGGTTAGAGTCCATCAAAACGGATCCCAACACCGCTCCCTCGACATTGAGACCATTCTTTGAGTCACAGGTTGAGACACAAACGGACACCAGCCCACAACCACCACAGAGCATCCAACAACCTCTCTCCCAACCTCCACAACCTCCATCATCCAACAGAGGTGTCCAAAGCCAATCCACAGCCGCTCCCAATGATCTTTTGACTCGTGCAACGGACCCCACATTTTACGCTCAAAATAGAGACGCCATTCGAGAGGCCTATTATTCTCGATTGGGTCAAACACCACACAAGTTTTGAGAGGTGATCCATGGCTCAATTTTTGTACAGTGATGGCGCTGGGATACCCAACCGCCATGACTTCACCAACACCAACTCAATCTCGGTCACCCATGGATTGGGATACACTCCAATGGTTTGGATTGTGATTGATGGTGTTGAGGTATATGGAGAGGTTCACTACAACAATCTTTTGACGTTTACTGTCATTTTTGAGACGAGTGAAACAGGGGTGATATATTACAGATGATCAATGATTGATCAATAATAAACTAATTTAGGAGTCCATCACCATGGCACAAAGATTTTTGGCACAAGAAGCGCTTTTCGAGGGCGTAATCAAACAAAACGGAACTGTTTCACACGATGACCACGTTGTAACACGTGGCTATCTCCATCAAAATGTTGTTAACGCAATACACCCAGATAGCGCGAACTATGCCAGTATCGTGAGTGATGGTGGTGTTGACAAGTTGAAGATCGAACCGGTCACCATCGTTGACACAACGGTTGACTCATCAAATGCAACGATCGCCGCTTTTGTATCAAATGTGTACACTGGTTCAAACTTCCAAGAGTCTGACATTGTGATTTTGACCACAGCCTCACCAAGTGAGTCGTGGATCCATAATGGTGGAACCGCTGGAACTGCTGCAGATTGGGAACTTCTCAACACTCAATTGAGTGACGCACAAGTCCGAGCGTTGGTGTCTGGTGGTAATGCTTTGACATACAACTCATCCACTGGTGTTTTTGATGTGGTTGAGGCTGACATCCAAGCGATGTTTAGCGCTGGAACTGGTTTGGCTTACAATGCTGGCCAATTCTCATTGAGTGCAACATCCGATCAAATCAGTGAAGGAGTATCAAATTTATTCTTCACCACAGCACGAGTGGACGCACATCTCACAGCCGGAGCCGGTCTAACGTTCAACGCTGGTGAATACTCATTCACTGGAGATACTGATGATGTATCAGAGGGATCAAATCTTTACTTCACCAACGCGCGCGCTCAAGCCGCCATCACTGCTGATCCAGCGGCTGGCAACCTTGCAAGTGTAACCAATGGTCAAGTATTGGTGGCTTTGTCTAGTGTATTCAATGAGTTTTCAGCCGGTGCGGGTCTGACGTTCAATGGTGGTGAATACTCATTCACTGGAGATACTGGAGATGTATCAGAGGGATCAAATCTGTACTTCACCGACGCGCGCGCTCAAGCCGCAATCTCGGTAAGTGGAGCCGGTCTATCCAAAACTGGTGGAGCCATCTCATTGACAGCCGACTCCGACGACATTGGCGAGGGTTCTAGTAATCTTTACTTTACCGACGCGCGCGCTCAAGCGGCCATATCTGCTGATCCAGCGGCTGGCAACCTTGCAAGCGTAACCAATGGTGAGGTTTTGGTGGCTTTGTCCTCATTCCGTAAAGGTTTTGCCAATCAATCATTGACAGCCAACACCAATTTGGTATTGACTCACAATCTCGGTGAACGATTGGTCCACGTTTCAGCAATGGACGGAAGTGGTAACGATGTTCAACTTGAAAAGGTGTACACATCATCAACTCAAGTGACTGTCAAAGCCACAATCAACTTGACTGGTATTGACATCGCGGTCTCAATCTAAGTCCCTCGACAAGACATCTGGAGTCACTCATTTGGGTGGCTCCTTTTGTTTTAGCACTTATTGATCGAGATGTGGAGTGTGGATGATCCGGATTGGGTCCCAATCAACAAAACACGATTGGATTGACGACCAATCTCCATGGGTATTCTCAACATGTTATTGGCTGGGATGAATATGTATTCATTGATTGGATTTGATGGTCCAAACCCATCACCATCCTCTCCAACATTGCCACAATACAAAGCGGCTGGAGATCCAAATGAGACCTCGTTGGCTCCATTTGGGATGATGATTTTGGTGGCGGTGTTATCAATGTCAACGGTTTTGAATGTTGGATATGAGTTGACGTTGGTTAGATCATGAGTGGCCATGGTGTCTCCCTTTGTAAAAATGACATGTGGTGTCAATCACTTATCACCATATCACAAAAATGGCTATACTATCCACAACCACATATCTCCACCCATGGTGGATGATGGGAGTTGGTTATATCGGATAGGTTCACAACCGTTAACAGTGCAATGATCCGACCCATCCAATATAAACCAAACAAAATGAGAGAAATAAAATGGCTATCACAGATTATTCACAATTAGGCGATTTACGTCTAGCCGCAATGATTGAAAACGAAGTCCGAGCAATTTTGGCTGATCAAGCCTCAATTCGTAACTCCGGAGCGCTTTTATACATGGGAGACGTGGCCGGTATCGGTTCGGATTCTTTACGTATGAGATACGCAAACTGGGGAGCGGCTACACCGTTTGCAAGTGCAAGCGATGGAGCGGAAGTATCCGAGGCAACATTGACTCCTAGTACCGTAGATATCACTGTGGGGAGGTCCGCTTTACGTTACGACATCACTGATCTCGCTTCGATGACTGGACTGGGGATGGACATTGATCCATTTTCATTGGCTGGCAAAATGGCCATGAGTGCTGAGGCTCGTATCAACTCAATCATCACCGCTACTTTTGCAAGCGCTACCAACTCAGTTGGGACATCTGGTGTGGACATGAGTGTTGATGATTTTTATGATGCTATGTTCCAACTTGAGAGTGTATCAAACAATGGTGAATTCTATTGTATACTCCACCCACAACAGTTGTCAGATCTCCGAGATTCTTTACGAAGTGAGTCTAACAACGCGTTAGCGTTTTCTCCAGCGACTGAGGACATGTTGGCTATCAAGGGTCAAGGTTTCGCGGGTCGTTTTGGTGGTGTTGAGATTTTCAAATCATCATACGTAACAGAGGCAACAGGTAACAAAATTGGAGCCATGATGTCTCGTGGTGCTATCGCTTACGCTGTGGGAACTCCACGTCCGTTGGCTGGTGCTGGTGTTGAGATTCGCCCAGCTGGTACACCAATCGTTATCGGGTTCCAGCGCGATGAGTCAAAAGGTTTGACCGAGGTAGTCGGTAGCCTATATTGTGGAGCCGCTTTGACCGAAGATGACCGTATTGTCAAAATCGTCACAGACGCTTAATCCACCGAGGGGATGGAGGGTTTGATCCCTTTGTCCCACCATCCTCTCCCCTTTTATGGGGGAGGGTGTTCTTTTAACTTCATATCAACAAAGGGA